GATATATCTTCTTTTTCTTCAAATTTTAATTTAATAATTTCATATCTTCCAGCTTCACAACGAGAATTTATAAAAATAGGGTTTCCGATAGTTTCTTTTGTAAAAAAAATAGTAAAATCATCATATTTAAATGTAAATTCATTACTAGCTGCTAGAAAATCTAATATTTTATTATCCTCGTAGTCATGGTGAACGCAGTCGCCCGAGTATAAATGAATTTTATTTGTATTTTCTAATGTCTCAATATACCACAACACAGAAATAAAGGTTCGTGTATCCTGTGTCGATATTGTAAATTCCATTTTATAGTATAATTTATTTACTTTTAAGTAAAAATGTCTTTGTATCTTGTTTTAAATATGTAATCTAAATTAAGATATGGCAATCCTGATATACCAAAATTACATATTTTATAATGATGATGAGAATCATGGGCACTAAATATATAACCCGAGTGACTAAGACATGTATTAATATGTGCTATAAAAAACCAAATATAAATTAAATCATACGGAATATAAGATAAAATAACTGGGAAACATATAGACATTTCATTAAAAACAGCCTCTAAACTATGACAATATTGAAAAGAAACACAATATGTGTCATTTATTTCATGATGAACTTTATGAATATATTTGTATAATATTTTATGATGTAATAATTTATGTATAAAATAAAAAAATATATCTGTTAAAATAATACAATAAAATACCGATAATATAATTGTAGAATAACTATAATCCTTAATAGATTGATTAAATTGTAAATATTTACAAAATGGATAAAATATAGATACTCTTAAAGGTAGATTAATTAATAATGAATTATATGAAGAAACGATAAAAGATTTATGTATTTTATTATATTCAAGATCTTTTAAATTTGTATTAATTCTATATGATTTTAGATTATTTGTGTAAACTAAGAAAAGATCTATTCCATAAAAAATTAAACAAGTTATATATGCAATTGAGTATGAGAAGAATATTCCCCATTCGTTAAAAACTTCAGAATGATAATCAATATTATAAGTATTATAAAGCAAAAAAAATGTAAGATAGAAGGGGCGGCCTTCTCTATTATCATGAATAAGGTATTCCATTTATACTAATCAATTATTTATTTTTATATTCCAACCCATGTTTCTTAATGTATTTTTCTCTGCGACGATTATAATCATCGCGAATAAGTGATACTGAAATCTTATAAAGGAACATAAACACACGTTCGTTAATAATCGTTAAACATATACGATTTTCATAACGGAAAATGGTAAGGAAAGTAAAGAGAAAAGAATAGAGTAACGGCGTCCTCAAAAAGAGCAGTGGTGAGACTTTCTTGTATTTGACATAGTTCCTCAAAGCTCCAAGAATTGGGATGATAAATAGCGAATGGATCATTGTTTTAGTATTTCTTCTAAAATATTTTCAAATTTGAAAATATTTGAAAAAGATAGAAAACAACATAATGGCTTCTATACTATCTTATATGTTCACACGAATCATTGATGTATTGCTTCTTATCTCAATTGTGTATGGTATTCAGAAGAATTTTGGTTCAGGAATGGAAATGAACATAGAGGATCATGGTAATCTTACATTTGTCTTAACGTTGGGGTTCTCAGCTTTCTTTGCTGGTTTTGCTCAAGCGAAGTTGGAGAAGTAATTATAAATATCTTCTTTGGAAAGTATTACATTTATATGCTTTATTTACCATCATTTCTATTATGAACTCTATCATTTAAACATATCCAATCATGTAAACAATTTAGTAGGATTTTCATGTAAAATAATTTTTTTTATAGATTTTGATGTACAATTAGTTTTATCTCGTTTGTGATTCATTAAGTCAATTTTTGATTTAAACGATTTACCACATTCACAAGTAAATCCTACTTCACATTTATGATAATTATAATATTTACTGAATATTAATTTATCACACATTTCACATTTAATTTTTTTATCTTTATTTTTTTTATTAATTTTTTTATCTTTATTTTTTTTATTAAATTTTTTATCTTTAATTTTTTCTTGTTTTAATATTGGACATTTTTTACGAACATGTCCATGTTTTTTACAATGATAACAACGAACATTTGATATATCCGGTTTTATATTATTAATTAAATCACCCAATACTGTTACTATAATCCCATCCCTTTCAATATTATTCGCACAAGGTTTATTAAGTATAGCATCTTTTTTATTAACATTTCTTTCTTTACATCTTTTCCTAGCATGATGTGTTAAAAATCCCCCGCCATGAACAGGTCTATCATAAACAATACCTGATAAATCTTTTTCAAGAATATCACTGGATACATTATTCATAAATTTTTTCATTTTATTAAATAATATTTTATTATCTTAAATAAATTTACAACAAATAACGTTTCCTAAGAAACATAAGGATCTCGGTTAAAACAATACAATCTATACGATTATAATTAACAATATCAGAAATATCAGTATATCGTTTTAATGGTATATTTTTATCTTTATTCTTTTCACATATTTCTTTAAACTGAATCATCGCATCCAACCCATTATCTGTTGAATCCCATGTTGTTGATATGAATTTATGTTTATATAAAGCTTTACCTACATTTTTTAGACCGAAATTAAAACAATCTTTAATGATAATAGGTTCATTTTTAAAAAATTCTAATAAATCAATTAATATCATTTTTGGAAATCGTATATCTAAATATTTACTTTTCATAGTATGAATATACGTTTTTTCTGCATGACCCCAGTGATATATTTTAACAAATTCATTATCACAAACTTTTAATGAATTTAACCAATTTATGATTATATTTTTTTCTTCTGTAATAGATAAATTATTTATCGTAAAATCCTGAAATGCTTTAAATTGATTATCTTGTAAATGTACTGATCCAATTATACATATAGTTGCTTTATCTTTTACAATAATATCATTAAAATAATTAGTTTTTTCTTCAAGATGAATTAATGATTCTATATCAAGAATATATTCATTATTCGAATATTTTAATATTTCTTTAAAATTATTAGTCAATTCTTTCCTTGGTTGAATAAGTATCTCATTTTGAAGATTCATGTGAATTATTTTTTCTTGAATATTTTTAGTATTTGAGTCTTTAAGATCATATAAATTATTAATAAGATAAATATTATCCCATTTTTTTATACCGTTTTTAATGAGCTCACATCTTTCATCATAACTTATTCTCCAAATTAAAGTTATTTCTTTTATTCGTTCGGCAATTTTTTTCTTTTCATCTTGATATTCGGTGTTCTTAAAATTCATATTAGGATAAAGTTCAATACATGGGACATCATTATAGTTCATTATATAAGTATTTGTCTTTAGGCGATTGAGCCAATTAACAGCATTAATAATTTTCCAGCGGATATTATCATCGAATTTTACCAAACCAATTTGTTCTTTTTTTTCTAAAAAACTATTTTTTAATTTATAGCCTTTTGCGAATATAAAACCTATATCAGGTCTTTCCATATATTGTTTTAATGACGAATTAAACACATATAAACAACATTCATTAAAATTAATAATTTCATTTTTCTGGAGAGTTTTTTTATCTGTTTTGTATTGAACAATTTCGGGAATAATATTAATGATTAAATAATCAGAATTTTTTATTGAAGAAAAGTTGATATTTGTGATATCTTTAAAAATATCAAGAAATAATCTTTTTATAATAATAATATCAACAGAAACATGGATATTATATTTTTCTGAAATAAGATTTGGTTTAAAAATTATAGGATATTTATTTTTTATTAAATGTATGGTTTCATTAACACCTGGATTTTTATAAACTATATTATTAGGATGTATTTGTAGTAATTTATTCTTTAAATTATTAAAAAAATTATTTTTATAATTAATTGTTTCATTTAAAATATATTTTCTAAAATAACCATTTTTATCTTTATTAAATATAGTATTTCTAACATTCTGAATTTCGAACCAATCTATTATTGGATCTCGGCTAATATGATGTTTCAATAAATTCATATCAACCGTTTTCGCAAAATATTCCATATAACTAACAATTAAAAAAAATGTTAAATTTTACCTCCGCTTAATCTGTTTATTGTAGCATAATCATTTAAAAAAATATCTTCAAGACGAACACAACCTATCTTGTAATTTTTAAATGAATCATAATGTTTATATAAAACTATATATTTAAATGAATTTTTTTCATCATCTTTTTTAGGGAAAACATCAGCTTTATATTTATTATCTTCATCATTTATATAAATAATACCTATATTAAGAGCTTTATGAAGGATATTTAAATCATATGAAGATATTTTATATTCTCTACTAACTATAGAATCAATAAATCCTTGAATATCATTATCGATTTCTTCAATATATTTTTTTAATTTAGCAATATTATTACCTTTTTTAAGATTAGAATCATCAAATTTCCTTTTATATGATTCCATTAGATGTTGGCATATATTTTCAGGAGTTATACCAATTTCTTTCAAACAAAAAGCTAAAAATTCTATATCATTTTTATCTTGTTCAGGATATAGAAGCTCAGCATTTGTAAAGAATTTTTTTATATAATTAGGGACAATTTTTAAAATACTAACAATAGGTTTTATTTCTAACGGACCAACATTATTGTTGAAGAAACGGCTATTATTAAAATAAAAATCTTCTAAATAATCATTAATATATTGTGTTCTGTTGAAAAATAATTCATCTTGTTTAATACAATCTTGTAGCATATTGATATTAATTTTTTCTTCAATGATATTATAAATATTATATAGATCATCTTTATTGATAATTAGAACATCAATAAATTTATATAAAATCTTATTATGAAGTTTCTTTTTAATATTAAGTTGTTTTTTCAGATATTCAAATAATATGATTCTTTTATGTTCATTTATTTGACAAGATCTAAGTATAAATTCTACATGATCAATTAATCCTATTTCTAATTCAATTGAATCATTTTCTTTTTTTATTTTATGAACTTTTACATAATAATCATAATCAATAAATGAATCTTCTGTTTTTTGTAATTTACGAATAGTATTTTTTTCAGAATCTTCTATAAATTTATATTTATTATTTTCTTCAATATCGGTTGTATCACTAATATGATAAATTTTATAGAATTTTTCTTCTAATAATTGGAAATAATATTTTTTAAATAATTTATTTGTTAAATCTTTTGCTTCATTATAAGCAACGATATTTTCTTTGGCTCGTACATATTCAGGATCAACAAAAATATTTATATTATTTTGTATGGTATTATCAATTAGATATAAATCATGGTTAAATAGTTTTCTAAATTTCTTACTATATTCTTTTGTAAAGGGGACATATTTTATTGGAATATAGCTTTCATTTTTTAGAATAATATTTACAATATTATTATTTTCATCAACCGAAAGACCAAATGGATAATAATTATTAAAATAATTATTAAATTCATAATCATGATCATCATGAACATCTTTTATTGTTTTATTTGCTAATTTTAATTGTTTAATATATACATCAAAAGGTGGAGATTCTGAAATAAATTCAGATAAATCATAAACAAGTTTATCTTTATGATCATAAATATTAATTACATCTGTAAAAGGTAAAATAAATCCTTTTTCTGTAATAGTATAAGCTATTTTATTGTAAGAATTAACATAAAAATATTTTGTCTTACCAAACTTCCCGATTTCACTAAAATTATTAAATTCCCATTCACTGTAGTCTGTCTGCGATTTAAAATAATCTTCCATATATTCATTATTTATTTTTTTGAATATTTTATCTTTGGGGAATCCCGATTGATCATAACGTTTTTTTTCACTTAAATCTTTAATAAGAAGTATTGGTTCGTAATAAAATCCTTGTTTATAGATAAAAGAGTAGAAATCATATTCCGGATGTGTATAACTAAATTGATTTTTAATGAAAATTTCATCATCAATATTCTCAAGCACTATAAATCTATGTAATTCTCTGATAGATTTAGAACCCCTTTTCTTGTTAGCCTTAAATAAGGCTTGAAGATAAATATCAAGTAATGGTATGATATATTTATCATCTTTAAATTCATTTGATTGTAAATATTCTAAATAATATTTCCTTGATACAAAGAGCTGAAAAGCAAAATATATACTATTTTCTTTTTCATAAGAATTAAATTCTTCAATATTTTTAATTGTTAATAGTTTTTGATCAATCGTTATGTTTAGGGGGGTTAATTGTACAGGATTTGTTTTTAAGAATGAAATAAAATCTTTAATATCATTATCATTTAATTCATCAACATTTCTCTTAAAAATTAATGATATTTTAGAATTACCCATAGTTAAGAAATTAAATAAAGCTAATTCATTTTCAGTTATAAATTTAATTAAATCTTCATATAAATTATCACTTGTATATTCTTCGCCTGTTTGCCATTCAATAAGTGTACTAAAACAAGCATTAATTATACTTGGTGTTTCATATTGTTTTTCAAGAGTATTCTGTTTAACACCATATTTCAAAAAAAGATATTCTGTTTCACCCATTTTATTTCTAGGACCTTGTTCAAAAAAACTATCTAATACACCTATTTCAGGAGGAGAAATTTTAGATTTTTCTTCTTGTGTCATAAATAAATATGCTAATTTTCCAATATCAGTTGGCAATTTATCACTTATATATTTTTTATTTTTTTGTTGTGGTTGTTTTTTATCAGGAACTTCAACTGATTCATCTTCAACAGGAGTTCCAGCTTCTTCTATAATTTTATTGTTCTCAAAATCTTTATCTTTATAATCTCCTCTTTTACCACAGCATATAGATGGATATTGTAATTTTGAACTTATCAAAACATCTGTCTGATATCTTCTAAAAGATACATCATTCCAGTTTTTAGAATCATCACGTCTTATAATATAAGGATTACTCGCATATTCATCTTTTAATTTACCATCATCATCCTGAACTTTTTCAGGATCAAGTGAAAGACGTTTTTTTATATCAAAATATTTAGGACAAATATAAAATAAATTAGGATCTTTGTTATGGACTCTTAAATCACTAGCTCTTAATCTATTTGTATATGATTTATAACCACTATTTTCAGAAGGATCAGCATTATTTATTCTAATTAATTCTTCTTTAGTAACTACTGTTGGTAGTTTTTTTTCTGAAGCTTGGCCGGGGCAAGATTTATCATAAGGATTTTTAAAAGTAATAGGATCATATTGTCTTAATTTTCTAAGTAAATACCCCTTAGGTCTATCATCATTACCACCCCCACCAAATAAATCTCCATCATCATCATCATCATCATCATCAGATACTTCAGAAGATTCTTCATCCTCAACAGGGGTTTCTTTTTTAACAGAAGATGCTTTTTCAACAGGGGTTTCTTTTTTAACAGAAGATGCTTTTTCAACAGGGGTTTCTTTTTTAACAGAAGATGTTTTTTCAACAGGGGTTTCTTTTTTAACAGAAGATGTTTTTTCAACTGGTATTTCATCTTCAACAGGAGTTTCTTTTTTTATAGGTAGGTCAGATTCAATATCTTCTGGTTGTAAAGTATCATCAAGATCATGTGGTTCATAAGGTGCTTCAACTTGGTCTAATTCATCTATTTCATCGACAATTTTAACTTTATATTTTGTTAATAATTTAGGATGTTTATAAATATGTATGAGTGATTGTAAAAAAATATTAATTCTTTCAAATGTTTGATAATCATTTATATTTTTTAAAATAATCTTAATATTACTACCACTTTGACTAAAAATAATATTAACACCTGCTTCAATACCTTCATTAAATCTTTTACCTTCTCTAACTGCTATATCATATAATTCGCGCCAATTATTATATTTCGTTTCAGCTTCTTCAAAAGTAATATTGGCAAAATTCATTATTTCTTCAATAATAGTCTCTGGTGGGAATGGTGGTTGAATATCAGGATTACTCATTTTAGCAATAATAGTATCAATATTATTAAGATTTTCATAGTTATTAACTTTTTTATAAATACAATAAATAGATTCTTTAGTAGTTCTTAATTCTTTTTCAACACGAATATATGTATAAAAATTTTCTAAAAGTTCAGTAAAACGTTTGACATCAAAAGCTACTAATTCATCTTGAATTTCAATAGGGTCTTTTTTATCTTTATCTTCCTTACAAATAATTTTTTTAGAAGTTTTATTTTTATTGAAATATTCTTTTAATTTCAATATTAAATCTTCATCAGATAAACTAAATTTAACATTATCTGAGTTTTCATCAGTATATAAAATAAAATCTTTCCATTTCTTTTTTTTAGTTATCTTTTCTAATAAATCTTCGGGATTCTTATTTTTTACTAATGATATAAATAAATCACAATTAAATTTACCAATAATTGTTCGATTATTATTTTTAAGAAAATTTTCATTAAATTTTTCTATAGGCATATTCTTTTCTGAGTATATTTTATGACGATTGATTTCATCAATTTGCTTATTGCATTCTTTAATGATACTTTTTAGATCTTCTTTACTAATATTTGTATCAACAATACATTGAACCCTTCCATCTCTATGAAAAACAAGAGTAATATACTTAAATTTTTCCTCACAACTTAAACTTTTTATATATATTTTCATTAAAAATGTATCAGATGAATAAAGATAATCAGGAAGACCATATTTATTTGGGAGATAATGCCCTTTCATCCATTTATTACTGGTTTCTAAGTCAATTGTACCTTCTCTAAAATTAGAATTATATTTCAGTTTTGGTTTATAGAATTTATAATAAGATTCATTATTATTTTTAACAGTTAACTTTTCATAATGAATACCTGATTTTTTCTTATCACATAAAGTAAAATCGCAAAATAATTTTACAATATCTATATAATTATATTTTATATCATCAACATGTCTAATTTGTAATAATGATATTATAAATTTATTACAAGCTATATCATTATTATTTAATTTTTCTTTAATAAATACAGAATCAACAGAAAATAAATTGGAAACATAACTTTGTAAAAAGGCTGTATTATTTTTTTGTATACTAGTTCTTTCTTTTGCTAATTCAGAATTTAAAAAATCAGTAATATAAAGTGAATTATCAGCCATAGGCCAATATTTTGTAATCACACCAAATAACCAACGTTTTATAGTTATATCATCAATATCTCTTTTTGATGAATGTGTTTTATGAGGATTACAACCCGTTTTTTCTAAAAATGTTTCAAGTGTTCTAAAATAAATAATATTATCAGATATTTTATTATTTTCAAAAAGTTCATTATATTTTCTAACAATTTTATTATCAATTATTCTCTGTCCTTCATCATCAACAAAATTACCATCAATAATTTCTGAATTAGAACAATCATCGGATAAAAATAGTTTTAATTTTTGATCATTAATATCAATCTTATTAATTTCATAATCAAAGCCGATTGGATTAATATTATCTCCATTATTAAACCAAGCAAATATTTCTTTGCTTGTTAATAATTGTTGTTTTTGTTTTAATCGTAAACTTTTAATAGATAATTGATAGACTATTTTTTTTAAAAATATTTTATTTGTATCATCATCATTTATAAAATCATTTACAACTATAATATTTATTTTATCAGGGTTATTAAAACTAAAATGAACTTTTGTAATATTTTCTTCAAAAAATTTTGATATTTTTTCTTTTGAGAATTCTTTATCATTTGTACAGGCATAATAAGTATCAAAACAATTTTCATATTCACTATCATCTAATCCTTCAAAAGCTCCTTTTTTTTCTCTAACATTTTTTTGAACTTTTTCAGATAAACCTCCACAAAATATATAATTAATATTTTTGTCAATATTTAAAACATGATATATCTTTTTTTTAGGAAGTTCTATTTTACAAAAATCTAAATTATCAGTCATAACATGTTCTGATAATTCTGAACTTTCTTGTTCATCTGGTAATTCCGGCGATGGTTCTGAAATATCATCAGAAGATTCTGATTTGGGATCAGGTTTTTCAGGCTTGGGATCAGGTTTTTCAGGCTTGGGATCAGGTTTTTCAGGCTTGGGATCAGGTTTTTCAGGCTTGGGTTCTGATTTTTCAGGCTTGGGATCAGGTTTTTCAGGCTTGGGTTCTGATTTTTCTGGTTTAGGATCAGGCTTGGGATCAGGTTTAGGATCAGATTTTTTTGGTGTTTTTTTAGGAGAAATTCCTAAATAATTATCAAGTTCATCATCAGAAAAATTATATATTTTTTCAAGAACTTTTAATTGTTCAGAGTCTTCTTTTTTATGTCGATCAATAATTATTATTAGTAAACACCATTTTCTATCAGAAAGATTTAAAAAAATCTTACTTTCTAAATCTTTTATATTTAATGGGATATCGCCCTTATAGAATTCCATTTGTTCCATATTTATAAATTCTGTAAGATCTTTTCCTTTACGTGTTTTTTTGCCATTATTAATTTTATGTAAACCTTTTTCATCTAAAAAAACTAATAGTTCTTTTATTTTATTTTCATCTGTATAATATTCATCTTTAAATTTTGAGTTTTTTTTATTTAAAAAATTATTAAAGCCTTTATCATTATATCTACGAATGAGATTTTCTAAAATATCTTTTTCTTCTGGTTTAGGTGCTCCACCGAAAATATCATTCATTATATAATATTAATATATAATAATAAATTAATTTATAAAACGTTAATTAAAATTATAAGGTGTTGAATTAATAGTCATACCACAATATTCTTCATGATTTTTACTATAATCAACTGGTCTATAAACACCAATTCTCTCTCCTTGTTCTAAAATAAATCTCATATTATCCCAAAATTCTTTAGTATGACCAGTAGAAATTGTCATAACATGAGCTAATTCATGTATCGTTACAAATACAATAGTATTCATATCCATAAATGCTTTATCAGAATGTCTTAAACAGATAGCTATTTTTTCTCCTTTATTTACTGAATATGATGTATATTTAGAGCCCGGTATAGTTTCAGATAATGTATCAGGATTATAATTTTCTTTTAATAAATTAACGTTTTCTTTATCAGTATTTTGACAACCATCTATAATTTTTTGAATAATTGCATTTAATTCTGCTAATTTATTCGCAGCATCAATAGAATTTTTTTCTTTTCTAACTAAATATTTACGATTATCAAGTGGTGATACAACATATATAATATGTTTTTGTCTTTTAATATAATTTAGTGCTGAAAGTAATCCCAGAACTAAAATAAAAAAGATTATAAATTTCTCCATATATATTAATAATATATTTTAAAAGAAAAAATTAGAGTTTTCTTGTTTTCTTGGATCTTCTTTTAGATCTTCTTTTAGATCTTTTCTTAGATCTTTTCTTAGATCTTTTTTTAGATTTCTTTTTAGTTCTTTTCTTTCTTTTTTTAGAACCAGTAACATCTAACCAACTTTCAGGTAGTTTTTCTCCAATATATAAGAATGAACCATCATCATTCATTTCTATCATTTGTTCAGGATTAATAACTTGTTCTGTTGGATAAAAATATAAATATAAAGCAGTTAAACTTGTTATACCAGCACCAGCTCCAATGCCGGCAGTAATTAAATATGGTTTATTTTTATTCCAAAAATCTTTTATTTGTTTCCATTTTTTATCATAATATGTAGGTTCTACATACCATGATTCATCATCAAGCCGTGTTGCAACAGCTTCAACACGTGGAGATTTTTTAGAAGACTTTTTATTTTTAGAAGACTTTTTATTTTTAGGTTTAGATACACTTTTAGAAGATAATTTACTTTCTGATAAAGAATTACTTGTTTTTGGTGTTTCAGGCTGTGGTTCATCTGTTTCAGGTTGTGGTTCTTCTGTTTCAGGATCACCAGCATCTAATTCAGGTTCACTTCCAAATAATTCAGGACTTTGAACATGGATATTTGTTGCAAATCCTCCTTTAATTAAAAATTTATAATTTTTAAATTTTGTATCTTTTAAACTTTCGAGTAAATGTATAATTATTATCATACCGTAAATTTTATCTTTTTCTGTATCATCTATTTTTCTTTCTTTTGATGGTTTATAATCACCTTTTAGTAATTTTAATTGAGATTCCCAACTTGTTTTTTTATGTTTAGGATTATCTGTTGTAAATATAAATTCTTCATAATAAGGCCATTCTTTAAAATCAAGATTATTACTAATAACCATTGAATTTAAAAATGGTTCAACAAATCTTAAATCGTCAATAGTAATATTATCATTATATAATAAATTATTTATTGCTTCTAATGTTTTAGTACCATCTAATCCTAATATAGTGCTTAATTCTAATAATGTTTGTATTTTATCTTGTGTATTATCTTGGAGAAAAATAAGAATTTTTTCTCCAAATGATGTTTTCAATTTTTCTAATAATTTAATTTTATCTTCAATTAATTCTGATTTACTCTGTATTCTAAATATATTAGTTAAACTAATAACTTCATAATCAATTTCTCTAAATTCCAAATCAAAAAATGCTACCTTGGATTTTCCAACCTTGAAAGCACCTCTAATTAATAATCTACCTTCATCAGCA